TCGTGGTCAACGGTTGTCCGCCTTTCGATCGGCGGTTGCCTTTGTCGGTGAGAACGTAGCAATCCGCCTTTTCACCGTTGATAGCGAAGATTTCATAGCAGGATCCGGCCACCTCGATGTGTTGACCTTCCTCGTACTCCTCGTCCTCCATATCATCGAGGCCGGTCCAGTCCGGAACCGGGTCGTCAAGTTCTTCATCGATTTCCGATATGGTTCCGGATATGGGTTCGGATACCGTATCCGGATCCATAACCGTGTCCGCGGCCGGCGTTACCGGACTCGGTTCTTCCGGTTCGATCACCATATCCGTGTCCCGAATGATAACCGGAACCGGAGCGGGGTAGGTGCCGAACGACCGGACGAAATCGCAGTAGTCCTCGATCACCTTGGCAAAAAGGTTGTCGAATTCCTCCTTGGTGAGTTCCGGTTTGCCGGTATCCGGATTGATGTAGACGTGGCGACCGGCAAGAGGTCCTTTCGATTGCCGGTGGAAATCCCAAATGACATCGAGCTCATAGCGGCCCAGTTCCTCGGGAAAAGCGATGTAGAAAGTCAAATCTGCAAAAGCGTCCATGATCTATCGGGGTAAAAAGTAGGTAGTAGGAAAAAGGTCAGGGGCGACACCTTGCCGCCCCTGGCCGGGTAAATGTTGGATTAGGTGTTCAGATCGGGATCGATCCGAAGACCGGGATACTGAATGGCGTGGGTCACCCAGACAAAGCCGGGGCAACGGTCGCGCAGGTCGAGACGGAGTTTCTGTCCGAAGACGCTCCGAATGTAAATCTGCTTGAGCATTCCGCCGTCCTGGAAGTCGCGGGTCGTCTTGTTCCTCTCGGAACCATAACCGCGGAGCGCGGCGCCGGCGCCGAACAAGGCAGAGTGTCCATACGGAACACCCTTTTTGTTGACGAGGATGACGTGAGCACCGGCCGGGTGAGTCCGGGTATTCTTGTCAGCGTTCCAGGTGACTTCGCCCAGATCGGAACCACTCTTGAGAGCGGCCTTGATCGTGAGAGAATTTCCACCGTTCACGCGAAACGAATACATGCCCCACTTACCGGGATCGACTGCGGCGTTGCTCGGGTTGACGATGATCACGTAGTAATCTTCGGCAACCGATGCGATGGTTTCACCACTGCGAATCGGGTAAGCGTAGTTTGGGAAATACCGGAAGTACTTGGCTTTGGTCTTGGCCGAGTTGGTTGCGTTACCACCACCAGTGATGGTGTCAGCTGCGTCCGCGTCAGTCAGAGCATCGCCGAGATACGCTTTCGGGTTACAGGGAGAACCGATCGGGCCGGCTTCCGAGTGATCCTTGGGAGCGAATTCCGAGATGACCGTACCGTCGATGGGAACATATCCGCCACGCTGAAGGGGGTTACCCTTGCCGCGCTCCATGGAATCCCGGCAGAGACGCTGGAATTCAGGGTCACGCTTCAGCGAAGAGAGAGCGTCGGTCGTGGCACCCAGGCAATAAGCATGGATCTCGTTTCCTTCACCATCGGTCTTCATGTAAGCGGGTTCACCGGCAAGACTGCGAAGCAGGTAGTTGTACTCGACAACCGCGTCCCACTTGAGCGTATCTGACTTGGTGAGTTGGTCCTGGTGATTGGCACTCCCGGCGTAGCGGTAGTTGTCGGCTCCACCCTCATGGCGGAACATCATCCAGAGACGATCGCTTCTTTCACGGCCCATCCAGGCGGCGAGAAGCTGCGGAATACGGGCCTCGAGTTCTCCGCCGAAACCCATTATTTCTTCGGCCTCCCCACTGATGGCGGTTTGGTTACGAATGAAATCGAGGGTCAGAGAATAGCTGGACGTATCCAGATCCTCGTAGTCGGCATCGGTGAGTTTGACACCACCGAGAACGGCCTCGTTGTGAAGTCCAGAACGGTTCGTGAACGTCATGCGGGAACCCCGCTTTTTGTTCATGTTTTCCTGGAGCCAAATGACGGACGACATGGACTTGGATTCCTTGTCGGCGAAATAATCACGCGTGTGATCAAAAAGCTGCAAAGTCTTTTTGTACAGCATGACCTGAGAGTTCGGATCATCCGAAATGAATGTCGAACTGGCGTTGATATAGTCAGCCATGATATTTAATCAATTTTGAGTTTTCTTTGAATTGGTTTGTTTTCTGATTGATCGAATCTGCCCAGGTCAAAAAAGCTTGGTTAGCGTCCGAAACCGTTCATTAGGAGGTCCTCCAATTGGGCCTCGGTCTGAATGCCGTCCAGAACCGTCTGAAACTCGGCTGTTCGATCTCCCCGACCGGCAGAACCGGGAGCGGGAGCGGGTGCCGCACGTTGTTGGCGGACTTGCGGTGACACTTCGCTTGCGCGGACCGGTGGAACCGGTGCCGGGTGATGGGATTGCGTGCTTGGGGCGGACTGCTGCGGTTGCGGCTGGTCTGTCAGTCCGAAATACTTGTCGGCAATCTCCTGGATCACCTCCGGGTAATTCGGGTCGTTGAGACGGGGATCGTTTGAGGCAACCATCGACTCGTAGATTTCCGTCATCCGCTTGTTGTATTCGGAACCGGAATCCTTGTGAGCCTGCGGCCTGGCCTGCAAAACTATCTCCTGTGATGCCGCAAAAGCATCATTCCATGCCTGTTCGTCTGCCTGGACCTGCTCGGCAAGACTCCTTGCCTTGTGCATGGCCCGTTCTGCTGCAATCGCCGCCAACGTCTTTTCTCTCTCGAGTTCTCCGTCGTAATCGGCTTTTGCTTCTGCTGCTTCCTCTTCCAACCTCCACGCTTCTTCCTGGAGTTCCGACGCTTTTTCCAGAAGTTCCTGCGATGACAGGGCGTCCCAGTTGATGCCGGATCCGTCGTCCTCGTTGGTGGTCTGATTCTCTTCTTCCTCGTCGGTTTCGCTTGTCTCGGAATCAACCTGAGACTCGGTTCCATCGGGGTTGAGAATGCGCTCTGCGATGCCGAGAAGTTCCGTCAAAGACTTGTCTTTGTACTCCTCTCGATCCTGCAAAACGTTCAGGGCGAGGTCTTCAACCTCGTTCTGGGGACGGTATCTGCGTTTGCTGAATTCCCTGGCGGCTTCCTCGCTGTCTTCCGGTTTTGCGTTGACAGTCCCGGTTTCGTCACCCTCTTGGCCGGTCTGCGTCGGTTGATCGGAATTAACCTGATCGGTCTGCTGCTCGGCTGGAGCGGGTTCTGGTTTCGGGGTTGAATCAACTCGGCCGTCGATGGCGAGGTCGTTCAGGGCTGGATTGTCGAAGGGATCAACGAAATCATCCGTTTCTTCCGGATCAGGTTGCGCGGCCTGCTCCGAAGGTTTGGGTTGCTGATTTTCGACGGGTTGAGGTTGCGGTTGTTGCGCGGCAGGGGTTGGCATGGGGCCACCCATTTGCACGTTTTCGAGGGCTCTCTCCAGATCGGCCATCGATTCGATGCCAATGTCGTCGGAAAGCCGTCCATCCATCTCCGGACCTTTGTGATGGTCGGCGGTGGATGTGTCGGTAGTATGAGGGTCGGAATTAACCATAGCTCTTTGTTGAGCTATGATTTGGCCCTCAATCAGCGTCGTTTCAATGCACCCGGTTCTGGTGGGCGCAAATGCTTCTCATTGACGGTTGAGAAGGCTTTAGGAAGCGATCTTTTCGATCTCAGCCTGGATTTGTTCGACTGACTCGAGGCGGTCCCGGCAATCGGTGACCAGTGATTTGTCAACCATGCTCGTCCGGGAAATTTCTTCCACGTCTTCGATGGCATTGCTGATTAGTTTCCGCTCCTGCGCCATCAACTCGCGCAATTCGTGGTGACGTTGCATTTCGTTCTCCATTTCCTGCTTGGTCCGAAGTCGGACCATGACGTAGGCCATGACGTAGGCCATGACGTAGGCCATGACGTAGGCCATCAGGACGGCACCCAGGAAGAAAATGGCGGTGAAGATTTCAGGGTTCAGGTTTCTCATATCAGAGTACCAACGGGTTCGACACGATCGACAGGTTCACCAGAAACGGGATTGATCGACTTACCGGTCCACGGGCATCGATCTTTCCGGCCCAGTTCGACTTGTCTTTTGGCTCCATCTTCATTCATTGCCGATACGATCAATCTGCGGTTTTTCTTCGTGATTACAATGTAGTGTTTCATATCAAATCGTGATCGGTTCGTTCGGGTCCTCAAACTCTTCTTCAAGAGACTGGTAATACCCGTCCACAAAAATTCGTTGAGCCGCAATGTAAGCCCGGGTGTCCTGATAGTCCTTGCGGCGGGCAATCTCCCGGAGATATTCGTCGTGGCTCTCGATCTTGCCGCCGGTGATCCTCTCCTCAATGCTGTCGATCCTCCCGTCAATGTGGCGATACAGGATCAACTCAATCGCCGCGGCCACTTCCGGCCTTTCCAGCACGTCGAGAGCGGCCTTTTTGTTGGCCATGTCCTCGCGCTCCAAAACTCTTTGCTCCTCATCCGTCATCCTGGAGGAAGTCAAAACCCGTTGAAGGGGATTGTCAACAGGGGTTGATTATTTTTCGAGGGGGAGGAAGGTGGACGCTAGGCGTCCGGATGCCGTCGCCTCAACTGGGCCAACCATTTCTCCCGGTCGGTGATCCGCGGCATCTTCCGGTTGCTCACCAGGGGAGGGGAATCAACCGGGATCGGTTCCCGGCCCGTCAGAATGCGAATGGCTTGCTCTGGTCGGATACCCATCACCCACGGTCCGGTTGTGGCAATGCTTCCTCGATCATCTCCGGGTTGGCCACCCTCGAGGCGGGAGGCAGTTGGGCCCCCAGGTCGATCGGCTGGATTGCTTGGTCCGCGTTCGGGATCTGGATTGCCTTGAGATAGCGGCGGTAGATGTCGACTGAAACAACCTGGACAGGATACGGCAAGTCGTAGAATTCTTTGATCAACTCTCGGGCGAGCGTGATCTGGGCCAGTTGTTGCTCTCCCTTATAAGTGGTCAACTCAAGCTCGATCTTGAAATCAAAGGCCTTGACTTCCTGCGGCGTGATCGTTTCGGTGACCTTTTCCCCGTTCCGATTCATGAGGAGTTCGCGGGGTTCCATCATGTTAGCCGCCGTGATGGATGAGAACATTTGCAAGGCACCCTGGAAACCGGGAATCAGCGAATCGATCACCGGGCCGAACATTTCCTGATTAACCCGCTCCATGTGCTTGATCCCGGTGGCAAGCTTCACCGTATCGAGTCCGGCCATGTCGGCGTCATTGGCGGACATGCTGCCGCCCAGGCTTTGCGCGTGTTGCTGGATGATCTCGAGGATGGACCGGAGAACGTCATGGTTGATGTTCTGAAGGAAGTGCGAGAAAATAACGTCTTTCGCATTGTAACCCTGCTTGATCGTGTATCTTTTCCCGGCATTGAGCATGAGGTGAGGGTTGTCTTCAAATTCCTTGATTGCCTCCTCCATCACGAAATCAACCCGGCCGCTGTCGCTCTGGCTTTTGTTGATCCGGTTGATGGTCAGGTCGAGCAATTCCTGGAGTCCCCAGAACAGGCCAACCATCGACGAACCATACCAACGGTTTTCAACCGGGTTGATCCGGATGCACCGGAGCGGCCGCAACCCGTCAGCAGTGACCCGGGCCACGTAGTTGTAATAGATCGGGCGTCGGTTGGTGATGTCCATCACCACCATGATGTTCTTCCGCTGTCCCTGGACGTAGTAATGGCAGTAGAATTCCCCGATCTGGATCTTGGGTTCGGTGTTGGCGTAATCCTCGTCGTGATCCTCGATCCGTTGGTTGTCGTGGCTTTTCGCGCTTCCATCGGCGCCGGCCATTTCATGAACCATTTCGAGAAACCGGGGATCGGTGATCGCCACGCCATCGGTGGCGTTCATGTATCGTTGAACGATGTCAACCACGTCGGCGTCGTAGAGGTGACAAACCACGTCGGCTTCCTCGATGGACTTGGCGCGGAGAGGGCAAAGGAAGTCTTTCCAGTAAACCAGGTCCAAATCGGCACCCTCGTAGTGGACCAGTTGCCTCCAGACTTTGCGCTCCTCGAATTCCAGGGTTTCGGGTTTCAGGGTCAACGGATGCCGCTTCAGAACGAAGACCGGTTCCTGTCCCTGCTGCAACGGTTGCAGGTCTGCGTTGAGCATCTGCCGGGTTTCCGGGTTGGCCAATGCCACCCATTCGTCATCCGGGAAAATGTAATCGCCGTCGCCGGCAACGAGAGGTTCCCCGGTTTCAACGTCGATTGCCACGGTGGTCAGTTCTTCGTAGATATCATCCTGGAACTGCCTCGTCCCCTTGACCACTGCCTCACCGTTGACGAAAATCCGGTGCATCGCCTCGTTCGATAGCACTTGGCGCAAGTTGCTGTTTCGCGCCTCGTCCCGGAGGAAGAATTCGTGTTTTTCGGCGAGGTCCTGATCAATTTGTTTGACCGGCTGGACACTGAACCAAGGCTCGGTATCAAAGAAATAGTTCTGAGCGCGGGATTTGTTCTGCTGAACGATCTTCCGCGTCATGGGAAGCGTGATGTTGTGCTCATGGAAAATCGATCGACTCCCGAACGCTCGCTTCCGGAAATCAACATCTCCCTCGTACAGCTGATCGCACAACTCCCGCTGAACCATCCATTTGTTGCGAAGCTTCTCGAACCGGTTCGGGTTGGTCGGCACTTCGCCCAGGTTCTCGACTCCCAACTCCCGCTCGATCTCGCCCTTGCGCCGGAAAAGCCATTCAACCAGTCCATCCTCCTCGTCCCGGGTCAATTCCAGGTCCCGACTCTTGAAGATCACCCGTGGTTCCCCGGTCCCTCGATAAACCGAGTTGCGATCAGAGAAATCGCGATCCTGTTCAATAGTGGCTTCCAGGGCTTGCGCATCCTGGAGTAGATTTTCGATTTGTTCGGACATAGCAGGCGAGGTTGAACTTGTTTCCTACCCCGAAACCGGCCCGATTTCCGCTGTTTGAAGCGGTTCGCGCTCAATTGGCACGCATTGCGCCCTTGCTTCACCCTGTCCGGAACCACATATTTTACCGGATTGTCAACAAAAAGGTTGACTTTTGTTTAAAGGTATGTTAAAATGAAAAACCCGCTCCTTTTGGAGTCGATGTTGGCGCATCGACGGGAGCGGGCTTCTAATTGAGATATGAATAATCTACATGAAGACCGTGAGGAGTCAACGGAAACTGGCTCCCACGTTAGAGTCGTCGGGTTGCGCGGCGGGACCGATCCCAAAGTGCAGCCCGTTGATATTGGCAAGCCCGCGACTGTCGTCGGGTTTTGGGTCACCCTGACAATGGAAGAGGATGGGTCTTACGAGGCTCACATCAATGAGGATTACGTCGCTAATCGCGCCCGGGAGGAGAAGTTTAGTTACTTCATCTCCGATGGGTCTGAGACTGCGGAGCAAGTAATCCGATTTCCAATCAAGCCTTTCAAGGGTTTCGACTGGGTCCAGCATCAGGCAGTGAAGAACCGGAAAGCAGTCTTGGAAATGAAGTCTCAAATTTCCGAGGCAACCGGACTTCCGCTCGAAGCAATCGGGCGAGTGGAAGACTGGGGCGACCGGTTCAATGCCCATCTCCCGGACGGGATGCGGTTTGTCAGTAAAACGGCTGCGGCGTGATGAAAAGCCCGCTCTCTTTCGAGGGCGGGCTTTTTGGTGTCCTGTCGATTCGGGTTTCGTGTCCCGGGTATGACGATCGAGGTTCCGGTTTATTGGCCTCGATCCGAGAATAACCCAATCTTGTCCTCAACCTGCACGGGCCTCTGTCGCCGCTTCTGCGCCTTGATCTCTGCGTCGGTGTATGGATTGTTACCTCCCCGCATGAACCGCTCTCTGGCGCCCTTCTTGGCGCGTTCCATGGCATCGTAGGCCTGTTTCATCTCCCGCATGGTGGGGTTCTCCTCGGCCCGGGGACTGATCCGCCTTGAGGCGCGTTCCATGGCTTCCTGCTGGAGTCTCTGCAGTTCGTTCTTCTGGAGGGTGGTGAACTTCCTGCTTTCACCCCGTCGATCAGTGTAGCTCTGAGCGCCGGCCGATGGGAAGATCGTCGTCTTTGAGTTCGGGAACTTGTCTTGCCCCGGGTTTTCTCTGAGCCATTTATCGACCATTTTGTCGTACCGGGTCGCGCTGCGCTTGGCCAGGTTTGGAACGAAAGCACGTTGCAACGGAATCCCTCGCTTTTCAACCGGCTTGCCGGATTGCGTCTTGGCAGGTGCCAGGCTTGGGATAGCCGTTG